TGATAAGCATCAATTCAAATATATTCGATTTTAAAATAAATAATTCAGCTAAACTATTTTATGTATATCTTCAACATACCAAAGCACTTGAAAAATCAAATGCCCATTATGCAGATTGCTTTGAAGTATCTACAATGACAATTACCAATTGGCTTAATGAACTTCAGGATAAAGGAATTATTGAAATAATTTTTGATAAAAACAAACGTAAAATAAAAATCAATGAATAAATCTTATTACTTTAGCCATGACTACGCAGCAAGTAACGATGTAAAGATTCTATTTCTGAGGCAACAATTAGGGATGGAAGGTTATGGAATCTATTGGTTTTTAGTTGAAAATCTTGCACAGGCTGGGGGCATTCTACCCATGAACATTACCCCAGTTCTGGCAATGCAGATGCAGACAAATGAGGTAAAAGTAAAGGCAGTAATTGAAGAATTTAATTTGTTTACAATTGCCGAAAATGGTTTCTTTTCTAAACGATTAACCGAACATTTAGAGATGAGAAAAAAACTAAGTGATAAGGGTAAAATTGGAGCAGCTTTACGTTGGAAAAATGGGGGGGCTATTGGGGGGGCTTATGCAAAGAAAGAAAGAAAAGAAATAAATAATAGGGATTTTTTAACAAAAATAGTTCTTTAATACAAATACAATCATCAAATCAGTATAAATGCTATTTAAACGCATTTTAAGGTAGCAAGGTTTGATTTTAAATTACTTTTGATAGAATCTATCACGAACACATTAAATAACCCAAAAACAGGCTTAAAATGGCTAAGACAACAAAAGCACCACCAAACAACAAAGAGGTTGAAGATAGGATACTAGGGGTATTATTAATCGAACAAAATTCAGTACATACCTACATAGCTAAAATTACATCCGAATTTTTCTACCAAACTAAAAACCAATTAATATTTAAAGCAATTCAGGGTTTATATGATAAAATGTCTGCTATTGATATTGTAACTGTATGCCAATACTTGACAACTAACGAGCAAATGGAATTGGTTGGCGGAGCATTTGAAGTAGTTAAATTAACAAACAATGTAACAGGAAGCAGTTCAATGAATGATTGGATATTAATTCTACAACAAAATTACCTACAAAGAAAAGGTATTGTAATTGGTCAGGAATTAGTTAACGATAGTTATCAGGGAGAAATTGAGAATCATCTTAATAATGCTTCTAATAAAATATTAAACGCACAAGAAAGCATATACAAAAATAGTGAGAAAGGCATGGCTCATTACATCATGTCTTTAGCTAAGGAAAGGGATTCAATACTTGAAAATGGGCAGATTGGAATTGATACAGGATGGGAAAGTTTAAACAAATATATTAGCGGATGGGTTAATCCTGATTTAATTATTTTAGCAGCAAGACCAGCACAGGGAAAAACTGCTTTTATGTTGAATGCAATCCTTAATGTTTTAAGACAAGATAAGCCAGTTGGAATATTTAGTTTGGAAATGTCAGGGGAGCAGTTAGTTAACCGATTAATAAGTTTAGATAGTGGTATAGCACATCATTATTTACGGACTAACAACCTTACAGAAGCACAAAAGTTTATGCTGATGGCTAGTGAAGAAAGATTACAAAAAGCAAAATTATACATTGATGACACTCCATCTTTAAACATCAGAGATTTACGAAGCAAAAGCGCAATCATAAAAAGAAAATATAACATTGAATTTCTTTGTATTGATTACCTTCAACTTATGAGTGGAGTAGACAGGAAAGGAAATAGAGAAAGCGAGATTGCAGAAATAAGCAGAGGATGTAAAATAATAGCAAAGGAATTAAACATACCAGTAATGGCATTATCACAATTAAGCAGGGCAGTTGAAAGCAGAAATGATAAAATGCCACAACTTTCAGACCTTAGAGAAAGCGGAGGGATAGAACAGGATGCAGATTCAGTTATATTCCTAATGCGACCCGAAACATACGGCATTAAAGAAATAGAAGTTGATGGAATGACGCATAGCGCAGAAGGTAAATGTATAGTAAAGATTGCAAAAAATAGGCATGGTAATTTAAAAAATATTCCTTTTCAGTTTATTGGCGAAAGGATGGAATTTAAAGAAATGAAAAATTAAAAACTTATGAAAGCAATATTAGAATTTAACCTACCTGAAGACAAACAAGAGTTTGAACTAGCATCAAAAGCATCCAAGATGTATTGCACCTTGTGGGATTTTGATGTATGGTTGCGGACAGAAATAAAATATAATAACCAAGAACATTATGAACCAGTAAGGGATAAGCTGCGAGAGTTAATGTATGACAATAGAATTGATTTTGATATGGTGGAATGATTGTGCTATAACGGTTGAGGCTAAGAGCAGTTGCCTAAAATACTGCTCAAAATTTGCACTATGCTTGATGGCAATTGCTTTTAGCCTTTGTTAGTGGCTGGTGCGGTAAATTAAAGACAAATGAAAAAAGTAAGAATAATTGAAAGAACAATGCCCGATGGTAGAATAGAATTTACAATACAACAAAGACACTTCTTGTTTTTTTGGTGGTGGGTAGATGCTTGGATGAATAATGATGTTTCAACAATAGATAGTTTTTCAACATTAGAAAAATCACAAAAAAACTTATGCTATTTTGATGGAACAAAATGTCGTGAAGAAGTGGTGATGTAGCACTTGCCACTAACTAGCTTATATGCGCTACAAACATTCGTATATACACTCAATTTTGGCTTAAATGCGAATGATTCATAGTAATATAGTCAGCTTTAACCTGACAAATAAACTATGATTGATAAACAAGGTTTTAATGATTGATAAATTAATGACTATAATTCGGCATATTTGCGAAATAGCTGCCAAAATATTGCATGAATTTTTACAAATATTTCACGCATAATGTGTTATATAAGTCATTAATGCTGGCTTTATGCGACATTTAAGAAACACTAAAACTAGATGCAAATTAATATAAATAGGAGCAGATTAATTAATTACATTTAAAAACATATAAATTATGACACCAAAAGAAATAGAAAAATTATAATTACCGCAAATCTGCGTCAAATACTATTATTATTCAACGCAAACCGTTACAATCTGTCACGCTTTCGTACATAAATTATAAAATACTGTTGTAGCAAAATTATAAACCTAAACAAAAAAGGAGGTTACATTATGACTATTTGGGTAGTATTACTAACTATAATAAAATATATTTAAACTAAGGGAAAGGGCGGGGATAAATTGTCACCCCCCTTATTATAACTTTATTTCAAATGTTAATAACTTTATTATAATTTTATGTCATGTTAGAGAAAGACTTACACAGGTTAGTTTGCGACTACATACGAAAACTTTACCCATACGTTATATTTAGAACTGACTTTAGTTCAGGAATGAGAATGTCAATAGGGATGGCAAAGCGCCACAAAGCATTGCAATATTCAAATGCCTATCCTGATTTATTTATAGCTGAACCAAAGGGAAACTATGCAGGTTTATTTATAGAATTAAAAACAGTTAATAACGTAGTATTTAAAAAAGACGGAACAATGCGAAAGAATGAGCATCATGAAGAACAGGAAACAATGATGTTAAAGTTAAGAGGCAAGGGATATAAAGCAGAATTTGGATTAGGATTTGGACATACGATTAAAATAATAAATGAATATCTTAACCAATAAAAACAAACCAAATGAGCAACGAAAAAAAACAAGCAATCAGATTAGGAAGCGGTAAAAAAATTAACGATACTTTCCTAAGTTCAAGCCTGTGTATTACGGATGCCTTAGAGCATTCATACGAATACAATGGTAAGAAGTACATCAAGTTAAACATTAGCATATTTGCTGAACCTGACCAGTACGGAAAGAACGTAAAGATTACATTGAATGATTACGACCCAAAGGCAAAAGCAGAAACACCAAAAACAAAGCCAGTAAGTATTAATTCAAATGATGATTTACCTTTCTAATGAAAGCGCATACTAAAATATACATGAAGTATTTTGGTTATGGCATTGATTCGTACTTTGCCTGTGAAGTTTGTGATAATCGTGGAGTTGATTTACATCACATTGAAAATAGAGGAATGGGTGGAAGTAAAACAAAAGATTATATTGAAAATTTAATTTGCGTTTGTAGACAATGCCACGAGTTTTTCGGGGAAAAAGATGAATATTTAGAATTTTTAAAAATGAAACATTATGATTTTATGGAAAGACATCAAGGGTTATGAAGGTATTTATCAAGCAAGTAATTTTGGTAATATAAAATCATTATCAAGATTAGTTAAAATTGGCAATAATAAAAGGGTAATTAATGAGAAAATATTATCTCCTATAAAATGTAGTAATGGATATTATGCAGTAAACTTTACTTATAAAAAAAGAAAGCAATATTTATTACATAGATTAATTGCAAATACTTTTTATGGAGAAAATAATGAATTAGTTGTTAATCATATTGATTTTGATAAATCTAATAACAAATTAGATAATTTAGAATTTTGCACACAAAAAGAAAATATACAACATTCCTGTATAGGAGATAGAAATGGCAGATTAATTTTAAATACTGAAACTGGTATTTATTATTATACTATTGTTGAGGCAGCAAAATCTATTAATAAAAATGATGATTATTTAATTAAAAGATTAATTAATAAAGTAAAAAATAATACTAATTTTATTTATGCTTAAAATATATTTATGCCATTATTAGAACAGATTAACATTGACTTGCAAAAGCGCGAACAAAAAGGGATTAAAACTTACGGAACTACTTTAGATGGTGCGGATTTAAATAAAGAGCAATTATTAAATCACTTATACGAAGAGCTGCTTGATGCAGCTTTTTATATTAAAAAATTAATTAATGATAAGTCAAGTAATTAGTATTAATAAGTTAAAAAATAATACTGGACAAATAGAAGGGTTGCCTAAAAATCCAAGATTATTGAAGGATGACAAGTTTAAAAAGCTAGTTAAGTCAATTAAGGATGACCCTGAGATGTTACAATTAAGAGAAGTTATTGCTTATCCATTAAATAATGAATTAATTGTTATTGCTGGAAATATGAGATTAGGTGCTTGTAAAGAATTGGGACTAAAAGAAATACCTGTTAAAATACTTCCGCAAGATACATCAGTAGAAAAATTAAAAGCATATACAATTAAAGATAATTTAGGATATGGCGAATGGTCTTGGGATGATATTGCAAACGAATGGGATATGGAACAACTTGAAGATTGGGGGATGGATTTACCTTTGTTTGATAAGATTGACAATATTGAAGATGGAGAAGAAATAGAGTTTGAACAATCGGTACAATTAGAACCACCAAAAGAATATATATTAATTATGGCTGAACCAAATAGCGTTGAATGGGAAGAGTTAAAAGAAACATTAAAATTAAAAATAGTAAAGAAAGGAGGGTATAAAAAGGGAAGTCCATTTAATGCAGTAGGATTAGAAAGGGTTTTATATTGGAATGATTTTAAAAACAGATTAAATGTTAATAGCAATACCGAGTAAAAATAGAGCAGGAGATACAACAACAAATAAAATTCTGCCTAATATTGGAACTTTTTTTGTACCATTAAGCCAAGTGCATCAGTATAGTTATATTCAAAATGTAGTTGGAATACCAAACGAAATTCAGGGTATTACAAATACAAGAAATTGGATATTAAAAAACACAAAAGAAAATTGGGTAGTTTTTTTGGATGATGATGCAAAAAATGTAGGTTATACTCAACTAGGAAGAACACAAGCAAAAAAGATAGAAATCAGAGATGAGGGATTTTGGGCAGAAGAATTTATAAAAGCATTTGATTTAACTGAACAATTAGGCTATAAAATGTGGGGGGTAAAAACTGAAGCAGCACCACGCTCAGTTTATCCATATAAACCAATTATAACAAAAACATATTTAACCGCTTCCTGCATGGGAATGGTTAATGATGGAGAGTTTTATTTTGATGAAAATTTTAAAGTAAAAGAGGATTATGAAATATGCTTAAGACATATTGTTAAATATGGAGGTATTTTAGGAATTAGATATTTACATTGGGAAAATGAACATTGGGTAACTGAAGGAGGATGCAAAGATTATAGAACAATAGAAATGGAAAGAAAAGCAATAAAGGATTTAAATAAATTATATCCAAATATGTTAAGAAGTGCTAAAAGGAAAGCAAATCAATTTACAATACAGTTAAATTTATAATGAATAAGTGTAACGATATAGTGCTGGAGATATATAACCATCCTGACCTTATAAAAGCGATAAGCAAAACAAAGCCTGAATCAATACAAGACGATTTAAGACAAGAAATAGCAGTTAGCTTATTACTCCAACCTTGTGATAAGATATCAGCCCTATTCGCATCTAATAACTTATTACGGTATGCAATTAAGATATGTTGGTTTATGGCTACTTCTAAAACATCAGAATTTTATTATAAGTATAAAAAAAGTGATTTATTAAAAGCAGTTGAGTATTTTAATAGTCAATTAGATTTACCGATAATACCTGAAAGTTTAGCAGAAGAGGCAACAAAAGCGCTTACAAAAAATAACATAGATATTGAAACCGACCACGAAATAAGAATATTTAATAAATACGTAGAACTAGGCAGCAATAGAAAGGTAGCAGAATATTACGGAATACCAGTTAACCACGTTTGCAATATTACCAACAAAGTAAAAAAAGAATTAAAATGTATATTATTACAATAGCAGCATTTACGTTTGCTTATTATTTCATTAACGTAATTAATGGGCATATCATTCTAAAGAGGATATTCAAAATACCTTTAGTAAAAAGATTAAGACCTTTTGACTGTATTCAATGCCTTACTGTATGGTCAGCATTAGCATTTACATTTTTACCTATTCATACAGTTGAAACAATAGCGGTAATATTTGCAGCAGGGTTTATATCAATTAAAATAAAATGAAATATTCAAATAGTTTTACGCACGATTTAAAATTTGGGGAACTTGCAGAAACTTGGGTAAATGATTTATTTAACGGTGGATTAAAAGTTGAAGTAAAAAGCGATAGATTAGCATTAAAGACTGGTAATATATTTATAGAAGTTTATTCAAGGGAAAAGCAATCAGGCATATCAATTACCGATGCAGATTATTGGATATATAGATTTGAACAAAATGATATGGCAATAATAATACCTACTAATAAATTAAAAGAATTAGTTAAAGAATATTTTACAGGGAATTTCACATTAGGTGGGGATAACAATACAAGTAAAGGGGTATTAATACCAATAAATAAAATCTTACAAAAGCAATAGATGAATATAATTGGATTAACACATAAGGAATCAGGATGCGGATATCATAGAGTAATATTGCCCCTTGCTTTTATGGATGACATTAAAGGTTATGTAACCAACTTTATAACGGAAGATAAGACCGATAATTGGGATATTTTAGTTTATAACAGGATATGCCAATACGATTTAAATTGGAGCAAAACTAAGGAACTGCTTGGGTGTAAGGTAGTTATGGATATTGACGACCATTGGAAACTACCTTTTAATCATTTGAATTATGAGGCATACCAAAGCATGGGTGAAAGGATAGAACGTAACTTAATGATGGCAGATTTAGTTACGGTTACTAATTCTAACTTATTGAATAAAGTAAAGCAGTTTAATGATAACGTGGTAGTAATGCCCAATGCTTTACCGTATGGAATTAATCAGTTTACGGATATAAGGGTAGCATCTGAAAAGGTAAGATTATTTTGGTGTGGTTCGGTAAGTCATGAGAACGACATTAAGATATTGAGAGAACCACTAAAAAGACTGACAGGAAATATTCAAATGGTAATGGGTGGGTATAACGATAGCGACCCATTAACTAAATCTATTTGGGATAGAATGTTTTCAATGTTTGCTGGTAGGCATCCATCGGTTAAACTACCATCAACAAGTCCTACTCAATACATGGATATGTATAATTATGCTGATATTGTTTTAATACCTTTAGAAGATTCAGAATGGCACGGATGCAAAAGCAATCTTAAGATATTAGAAGCAGCAGCAAAGAGATTGCCTGTTATCTGTTCAAATGTTGCACCTTATAATATAAATACTGATGCTCCTGTGTTATGGGTAAATAATCAAAAAGACTGGTTTAAATATATTAATCTATTAATCAATAATCCTAGCTTAAGGGAAAATTTAGGCAACGAACTTTATGCGTGGGCGTCCAAAAGGTACAACTTCAAAGAAATTAATCAACAAAGATTTGATGCCTACAAAAGCATTATTACTTGAAAAAGAAACAAATCTAGTATTTGATAAGCATAGGCACTTTTACGATTTTTACCATAAGACAGGCGAAATAGTAAACTTTAACCATGATATTCAAAAAGAGTTATTAGATGAATATCGCAGAGTAAAAGATGCGTACTATCATTATAATACTAATTGTACAATATGCGTAATTGATTTCCTTAACCTAATATACAGATGGTATGATAACGCCTAAAGAATTTCTAGAAAAAGAAATAGGATGGGGCATAAGTTTTGACAATGCTGATTTTCTAAACCTAGCAAAAGAAACTGCAAGCCAATTAAAAGACCTGCCGATTAAATCAATAATGGATTTCGGTGCTGGTACTGGCGTTTATTCTGCTGCGTTTCATATTGAAGGATATGATACATTTGTTTATGAAATATGGAACGAGCATAAAGAATACATAAGAACCAAAGCACCACATCTAAATATAATTGATAAGCCAATTACAACGGATTTAATGGCAATAATTGAAGTTGCAGAACACATGACCAACAAAGAGATTTTAGACCTATTTAAAGCGGTTAAACCTACTTATGTACTATTCAGTTCAACAAGTGAGATAACAGACTACGATGAGCAATGGGGGCATATTAACGTAAAGAACCAAGCTGATTGGGTATTGATGTTTAAACGTATGGGTTATGAATTAGATAGACATTTATTTTATCCCACAGTTTACAGTAAATTATTTAAATTATGTCTTTAGAGAAACAACCACATGGAGGATTCCTTAATCGTTATGAGAAAGGAGCAGCATGGAAAGGTAACAGGAATGGCAGACCTAGAAAGTATATAACTGAATTAGCACCAATGGGTTATAAGAACGCACAGGTAATGGATTGCATTCAGGTATTAATGGCAATGACTGTGGATGAATTGAAAGCAGTTTGGGATAACAAAGAAAGCACAATATTAGAAAAGACTTTAGCAAATGCGTTAATTAAATCAATGGCTAAAGGTTCGTTGTATTCAGTAGATACTTTATTAAGCAGGGTATACGGTAAGCCAAAAGAAACAACGGCAGTAATTCAGGATAGCAAAATAGAAGTGGTATTTGTAAAGGGTAAAACCATTTTATGATTTTAGAGTTACCAGAAGCGCATAAAAATCAAACTAAAATACTTGAATCACAGGCAAGATTTAGAGTTGTAATGTGTGGCAGAAGGTTTGGTAAGTCTGAATTAAGTCAGGTTGAAATTATTAGCAATGCAATTCAGGGAATGAATGTTGCCTACATCACTCCAACATATAAACTAGCAAAAACATTCTTTGAGAAATTAATACAATGCGTACCATTTGAAAACAACAAAAGCGATTTAACTATTCATTTTCCTAATGAAGGAACAGTTGAATTTTATACAGGTGAAAGACTAGATAATCTAAGGGGTAGAAAATTTCATTTAGTAGTAATAGATGAAGCCAGCTTTATACCTAACTTAGAAGATGGCTGGCTAAATTCAATCCGACCTACCTTAACCGATTATCAAGGCAGAGCATTATTCCTATCAACCCCACGAGGCAAAAACTATTTTTATTCTCTTTACATGAAGGGTGGGCAAAGAGATTGGGAAAGTTTTAAGTTTACTACTTATGACAATCCTTATATTTTAACATCAGAGATTAATGATGCAAAAGCACAGTTGCCATCAGTTGTATTTGAGCAAGAATACATGGCTAACCCTATGGAAAATGCAGCCAATCCATTTGGTAGTGAACACATTACAAAGTGTACTTGTAATTTAAGTTACAATGAACCCATGTACTTTGGTATTGATTTGGCAAAGTCTGTGGATTGGACTGTTATAATAGGATTAGATAGCGATGGTAAAGTAAGTTACTATAAACGGTTTCAAAAGGACTGGTTACAGACAAAAGAAACAATAAGACAGATACGAAAGCACAAACATATTTTTATTGATAGTACTGGAGTTGGTGATGCGATTGTAGAGGACTTGCAAAAGCACTTCAATGATATGACAGGGTTCAAATACACATCTACCAGCAAGCAGCAGTTAATGGAAAGCCTTGCATCATCAATCCATAAAGGCGAGATAGGATTCCCCGAAGGAGCAATTAAAGACGAATTAGAAATATTTGAATACTTATTTACATCAACTGGGGTAAGGTATTCTGCACCATCAGGATTCCATGATGACTGTGTTAACGCTTTAGCATTAGCTAATAAATGCCGTATTGAAAACAAAGGAAGCGGTCAATATCATTTCATTTAATTACATTTTTCAAAAACTTATATAATAGATTATGACAATTAAGCAATTTCAGGAGTTGTACTATGTGGCTACTTCAACCGATATGGACTTTGATAAGTCAATTAAGATGGTAGGTATAGTAACAAACAAAACACCTGAGCAGGTGGAAGCAATGTCAATGATTCGTTTTAATTTACTTTGTGCAAGGGTACATAAAGAGTTTAAAATATTTGAAAGGGATTTGTTAAAAAGCAAACCTAGAAAGATAGTAAGGGTAGGAAAGCGATTTTATAAAATTAATTACGATGTAGCAAAGGCAAAGGCATCAACCTATGTAGAAGTAGCAACCTTTAGCACAGATATAATTCAGAACTTGCACAAAATAATGGCTTCAATAGTTACACCAGTTAGATTTAGATGGGGTAAATGGGTAGAGGTAGACCATGAAGATTTAGCAAAAGAAATGGAGGCAATGGATTTTGCGGCTGCTTACCATGCAGCGGTTTTTTTTTACACTCTATTCAACGTATCAATGCAAGTTATCCAGCCTTATTTGGTGGCAGAGATGACAAAGAAAGGAATATCGAAGGAGAAAGCGATGGAGGTATTGACGATTTCACAAAACATTTTGGATGGCTTTACAATGCCAAGATGGTCGCAGACTTCGAAAGAATATCTATTGAATCGGTTTGGAATTTAAAAGTAATTAATTTTTTAAATGATTTACTTTATTTAAAATTAAAACAGGATAAGGATAATGAGTATCTCAAAAAGTCAGCTTGATAATTTTGCTAAAATAGGTAAGTCAGATTACACTATTGA